TGGTTTGCATGGCGGCGCATACATAATATCAAATAGAAAGTGAAACAAAAATGCAACAGTTTATCGGATTATGGCAGATGCTGTCAGGCGTGGCCTGTGGCATTATTGCAACAGTAATGATTATTCACAATGTCAATGGTGATATTGTGTATCATATGTTAGCCGCATGGCTGACTATATCTGGTATAGCCTTATCATGTGTCGGGCTATATCTAGTTTCTAAATAGGCACAAACTGAAAGTGAGTATATAATGCGTATTAAATCTTTGAATGATAACACACAAGGCTTCCGCTTCAATATCGCTGGGGTTCAAGGTCTGTATCGCAAGCGTCAGGTTATCCGCCGCTATGGTGTGAAGCGTGGCGACAGCATGACTGCCCTACACTTAGGCAAGCGCAGCCTGTATATTGAGGGCGGTATGTATCGCCGTGCCTTGCACAATCTGGCTGGCTAATCAGCTATTGACAATCACCTAGCCATGTGATAAAACTGGCTACATAAATTGAAAGTGAGTATACAATGTCTAATATCTATTATGTAAAAAATGTATCTGAAGAATACGGCGGCACGCCTGCCTATGCCGTGGTGCATACGCATGAGGGCGTGGTGTCTGTCTGGGATAGCCCCACCTTTGCCGATGCAATAGCTGAAGATTTAGAAATGGAGGCCGCTTATGGACATGGCATCTAATGTAAAAATTGTTTTGAATAAAGACTTTGTGTTTTCAATCTCGCAAGAAGTTGACAAGAAAAATCTTGTAGAAGTGGCTCTTATCGAACCCTCAAAGCACGTAGGCACACGCCTTGTCCCGTGCAGTAGGTGGGCTACGTATTGGGTTGGGGAAGATTATGACGATGATGTCATACGCTTTCTTGATGCCCATGATGTGGGCGACTTGCTGCAAATGGCGAGAGAGTATGTTTTTGTAAAGGATAACAGATAATGTATCACCACGATGAATATGATGTGCATGATGTGTTTGATGCGCTGGTAGAATTGACAAGCCATGACAGCTTCGCTGAACGTGACCTTGAGATTTACTATGGCGATGACTATGAGCAGCATGTAACCGACGAGATGGTCACAGAATTATCAGACCAAACAGGTCTGGCGGTGTGGTATGTCCGTAACATACTGATAGATGATATACCCGAAGTGCGTGAAATGCGTGGCAAGTGGTGTCACCAAACGCCCTATGGCATGAAGGAGTTTGCCGATGTCTAATAAACAAATGGTAAGGGTGTCCTGCGAGACACTGATGGATTTACACTTGGCTGCGTATGAGCATGACCATGTGAAGTATCCGGCAACTGGTAGCACTATCAAAGCGGCGCAAGAAGAAGCCCGTGAGGCTTTGTATGCCTGTGGCTGGTGGCAACAAGGAGATGAAGACTAATGTTTACAATCCTTGCCACCATATTGGGTATCTTGTTTCTTGTGTTTCTCGCTATGACTATGTGGGAAGCAATCATGCAAGGCTTGATGCTGTTGATGTTAAACCCCGCCACTTTATTGACGCTAATAGTTGTGTCAGTTATACTGGCAATTATATTTTGAAGGCAGCAAAGGAGATAACCAATGCCTAATCATTGCAACAACACCCTGACTATCAAGTCAGACAACACAGGCTTTCTGCAAAGCCTTTTGAACGAATTAAAAGAAGCCGATGGGAGTATGCCTAAGTTTCTTGAGAAACTTGTGCCGTTTACTGCCGACATCAACTATGACTGGGACTACGACTGGTGCGTCAAACACTGGGGGACGAAGTGGGACATCTACGATGTAACCTATGCGTCCCTCGATGGCGATACACTAGAGGTAGTGTTCACGACTGCATGGTCGCCGCCCATTGAGGCACTGGTGACAGGCATGCTCAATCATGACTACACCTTCGACCTGTATTACGAGGAAGGCGGCTGCTGCTTTATCGGACACACCAAAGGTAATGGCGAGTCTCACCACGACCAAACGTGGGAAACCTACACTGACAATGCCCCGTCTACATATATCCCTGACGATGTGCTTGATGCATTCCCCTGGGTCGAGAGCGACTGGCGTGACTGGAAGCGTGAGCAAGCAGAGGAAGAACAGGAGTTGCAAGATGCGTGATTACAAAGTAAGAATGACAATCGAGCAGTGGGTCGAAGCCCAAGACGAAAACGAGGCAATAGAAATTGCAAAGTTAAATTTTAATTATAGTGATTTGCACTATGCAGAATTAGACGTAGAGGAGCAGGACAATGAAACGATTAGCAGTAGACTTGGGAATGCCTAAGAAATACAGAGCATTAGCCGAAATGAGTGTCGCTATGGAAGTTGAATTTGACGAAAGCGAAATCCCTGCAGGTATGGACGAGTGGGACTATGCCCACCAGCTTGCAGAGATGGGAGCTTTTGTTGAGAAAAAAAATGGCGGCGACTTTTTAATTTGTGATATTGTATCAGAAGGAGATGACGAATGATGCAAGCAATACTGATTGACCCATACACCCAGACCATTGAAGTGGTCGAGTATTCGGGTGACTACAAAGACATCTATGCCTTGCTTGGGTGTGACTTATTTACAACAGTCTACACAGAAATGGCAGACACAATATATGTAGATGACGAGGGCTTGTATGTCGAAGACCAACGATATTTCAAGCTCAAGGGACACCCGCAGCCTCTGGCTGGTAAGGGTCTGGTGCTTGGCAGCACTGATGATGGTGACTCTACTGATTGTGTGTCTAGCCTACAGGATATACTAGATATAGTAGAGTTCTGCCCAGAAGGCACTCATGTTGAGCCGGTTATGACTGTGCTTCCGATTGAAGATGACGATGACTTTGACGTTGACATGCTGTCAGACAATGAATTGCTAGAGCATCTTGGTGTGTCGCAGGAAGAAGAACAGGTGATGCGAGCAATGGCAGAAAAAACTATGCTTCACATGTTGTATGGCGGAAAGGGGTATGAAAACTAATGCTTGACATACCACTATCAATATCGTATATTGAAATCGGAATCCTGATTGGCGTGTGGCTTAACACCTCAATCAACGTGTATAATTTTATGAAAGGATAGCCTGTGGCTAGATATGAAGTATCGTTTGTGATTGACACAGACGTAGAAGATGCGGGGCAGCAGCCGTGGTGGCTAATGCTTGGGGAAAAGCCCATGCCTGTTGAGTGGCTTGAGTATGTTATGGTTCGTGACTTACAGGCAGACGAACAGGTGTTGGATGTTGAGTTCATGCCCGACACAATTAATGTAATTGACATGGTTCACAAAGAAGAACCGAAACCCAAACTAGAATTGGTGATAAACAACGATGACGAATAAACACACGAAGATGTTTCGCCCGTGGTATGAGGACAATGTTCTTAGCCCGTGGCGTAAGGTAAAAACTGGTGACAAATCATATGCTTACGAGAAAGTAAAGCACATACGTTCAAATAGGCACGACTGGCTTGGCCGTGAGTGGGAACATGAAAGGATTTGGAATGATTGAAACATTCTTCGCTAATGCACTGATGTGCATGGCAATCAACATCTATCACGAAGCACGCAACGAGTCTGTCATTGGACAGATTGCAGTTGGTCAGGTAGTAATGAACCGTGTTGACGATGCACGCTTTCCGAACACAGTATGCGAAGTTATTACACATGGCAAACACTACACAACCAAAGATGGCACAAGCCATCCGGCCAAAGACCGATGCCACTTTAGCTGGTATTGCGATGGGCTGGCCGATGTGCCATTCAATAACAAAGCCTTCGAAGAATCGCAGGAGATTGCAGCGATGGTGCTGGAGGGCTGGACAAGCACGTTCCTTGAGGGTGCTACACACTATCACGCCGACTACGTGTTCCCCACATGGGCGGCACATCACACGAAGATTGTTAAGATTGACAGTCATATTTTTTACAGGTGGGACTAAGATGACGAGTAACCTATGGGAAAAAGACCGCAAGCAACTCTTTAGAGAGTTGTATCACCAGTATATTGAAGAGGGCTACAGCCAAAAGGAGGCCAAGAAGTTGGCACGGGAAGAGTCCACCGAAATATATTCAGATGGCGTAGAGTTTGCACTGGACGCAGCCGACATGGAGTTTGACCAGTGAAGCCGACCCCGATTCGAAAGCTAAAGAAAATGCCGGACTTTCATGGTCGCCTCTTTCACGAGGAGAGTGAAGCATACAAGTGGATTGAACGTATGCAGAGGAAAATGTCAGCAGGCTACAGCTATGGGCATCAGCCGTGGAAGGCAGAGGACAACACCTACCTTACCCTGGCCTACATACACAAAGGAGAGGCGTGATGAATGAGAAGCAGTTGAAGCGACACCGTGACTTGGTTCGCCGCCGCAAGCAAGAGCAACGGCAGACACCAGAATGGCATGAAAAAAAACGCTTGACATTGGCAAGGGCATGGAGTAGGTTTCATCCAATGGAACTGACACGAAAGGACAATGACGAATGAAACGACAGACCAAGAAGCAGAAGCTGCGTAGTATCCGCCGCCGTGCAATCACTATGCAGAACAATAGTTCTCGAAAGATAACGATAACTGAAGCAATGAAAGAGGTTCAGAATGTTCAGAATGATGTATAAATCAACAGGCTTTTCCCCCGCCTTCATGGAAGAAGTGAAGGACAAGGAAGAGTTCTTTCGCCACCGTGAATTACTTGCCACAGGTATGGGCTTGACAACAGAGTTGGTGAACGACAAGCTGTTCTTGTTTGACAAGGGCAAAGAGTTTGGTGTCTACTATGTAGAGAAAGGCAAATAGATGAATACAGAAAAAGCAAACGTGGTCAGCCGTGGTGAATGCGGTAAGTGTGGCTCGTCCGATGGCAATGTTTTGTATGACAACGGGTCAAGCTACTGCTTCGTATGTGAGACATACACGGCAGCGTCAGGCTCTGACAATCTTGTCAGCGTCACAGAACGAAAGGTTCACACAATGAATACACCATTGAGCCAGGGGCAGTTCTCTGCCATTGAAGACCGTGGTATTACTATTGATACTGCCAAAGCCTATGGCATCACTGTCGCAGGTGACAAGCAGATATACCCATACCATGATGTCAATGGGCAGCATGTGGCGAACAAGGTTCGTCATGTCAAGACCAAAGACTTCCATGCTGAAGGTCGATTGCCACAGGCAGGGCTGTTTGGTCAGCATTTGTTTCGTGATGGTGGCAAATATATCACAATCACCGAAGGCGAGTTGGATGCTGCCTCTGCGTATCAGATGATGGGCAGCAAGTGGCCTGTCGTGTCCGTCCGTAACGGCGCACAGTCTGCGGTCAAGGATGTCAAGGCACAGTTCGAATGGCTCAACAAGTTTGACAACATCGTTGTGTGTTTCGACAATGACGAGCATGGCAACGCAGCAGCCGCAAAGGTTGCGTCCATCTTCGAGCCTAACAAGTGCCGCATCGTCAAGCTCAAGGCAAAGGATGCCAATGAGTATCTCAAGCATGGCAAGACCGAAGAGTTTATCAAGCGGTGGTGGGACGCAGCACCCTACACCCCAGCAGGCATCGTTAATCTGAAAAGCTTCGATGGCCTGTATGAAGATGACGACAGGCAGTCGGTAGACTACCCATACAAGGGCATGAATGAGTTGCTGTATGGTATGCGAACAGGTGAGCTTATCACGTTCACAGCAGGCACTGGTGCAGGTAAGTCTAGCATCATGCGTGAGCTTGAGCATCACCTACTCAACAACACCGACAGCAACATCGGCATCATCAGCCTTGAGGAGAACGTCAAGCAGACTATCTTCCACCTGATGTCAGTCGAGGCAAGCAAGCGTCTGTATATCAAAGAGGTTCGTGAGCAAGTGCCACAGGAGCAGCTTACACAATACGAGGAAGCGACTGTAGGCACGGGGCGTGTGTTCGCCTTCGACCACTTCGGTTCGATACAGACAGACGAAATCCTGGCACGTGTACGTTACATGGTCAAGGCACTTGACTGCCGCTACATCATCATCGACCACCTGTCGATACTTGTATCGGGCTTGGAAGGTGAGGACGAGCGGCGCAACATCGACAAGATGATGACCCAGCTACGCTCACTGGTCGAGGAGACACAGTGTTGTATGCTGCTGGTATCACACTTGCGCCGTGCATCAGGTGACAAGGGGCAGGAGCAGGGAGCGCAGATTAGTCTGTCCATGCTACGTGGCTCACACAGCATCGCACAAATCAGTGACGCAGTGATTGCAATGGAGCGTGACCAGCAGGCATCTGACCCTGTGGCAGCTAACACCACTACCATTCGTGTCCTCAAGAACCGATATGCAGGTGAGACAGGCATTGCTACATACCTACTGTATGACCGTGAGTCTGGTCGTATGCAGGAGATTGATGACCCCAACGCAGAAGACTTTGACACGGTGGACGAGGCCACCTATCTGTGATGCAGGCTGACCTCTTTCCAGAGCATCTGGAGCAGGCATACAGAGCAGAGGATTGCTTTGATATGTCTGCCCCACCGCTTCGTATTAAAGAGTGCGACAAGTTCTGGGTAAATCAAAATAAAAAGCGGATTGATTTTCTTCTTGACCTTCCGAAAGATTTGTATTATATTTTTCAGGACGTTGAGGGAAAGCCTGCTATCTTCAACAAGAAGCGGGGCAAATACTTGTCCCCTTCATACAGCAGAGACATCTACCCAGCGATTACAGTTAAGGGTAAGTTGTTTTACATACATACACTGGTTGGAATATTCTTTCTTGAGAATAATCTACCGCAAGTAAAGTGTATTGTAGACCACATAAATCACGACCCGTGGGATTACAGAGTTGCTAACCTTGAGTGGGTGTCAAGTTCTGAAAACATAAAGCGGGGCAGGCGTGAAGACAAACCCTTACACGGGTTCAACAGACAGACAGGGGAAACACTATGAAACTCAAACCAATACACGGCGCAGTGAACATCCCGTTCAGCCGCCAAAGATATGAACACGCTGACCGTCCGGCTAAAGACGTCATCATTGACTATCTGGTATCTAATGGTCACGAGATTCTTGATACCAAAGAAGATTTTTCTGTTGACATCAAGTCAAAGAAAGGTTATAATCGCTACTTCAGCGAGGTTGAGATAAAGTATGGATGGAAAGGAGATTGGAATCCGAATTGGAAAGAGATACGCTTACCATATCGTAAGCACAAACTTATCAACAAGGTTCAATCACTGGACATTGACAATGCCTTCTTCAACTTCTACATCATACGACCTGACATGAAGGCGGCATGGCGAATCAAAGACAACGTAGTTGCAGAGTCAGAGGTGCGTGAGGCACAGGGACGTAACATTGTGAAGGGTGAACACTTCTTCCACATACCATATGAGAAAGCAGAGTTGATTGAACTATGAAACGATTAGCAGTAGACATTGAAACAGATGGCCTTGATGCCAAAGAAATCTACTGCGTAGTAGCACGAGACTTAGATGAAAAGAGAACCTATACATTTACACCCAAGACTATTGAGAATTGTAAGCAACTCCTGGAGTCGGCTGACATTCTGGTGTTTCATAATGGCGTGTCTTTTGATGCTCCCGTTCTGAAGCGGCTACTCAATATCAACATACCCCTAGACAAGATACGTGATACACTTATCCTGTCACAGATGGCTAACCCTGTGCGTGAAGGCGGTCACTCGCTTGAGGCATGGGGTAAGTCTCTGGGCTACAACAAGATAGACTTCAATGATTGGTCTGGCTATTCAGATACAATGTTAAAGTATTGCATACGTGATGTAGAGATTACAGAGCGTGTGTATAACATGCTTGTCCCAGAGATGAGACGATTCTCACCACGCAGCATACGCCTTGAACATCAGGTGCGTGCAATCATAGACCAGCAGGAGCGTAACGGCTTTGCACTCAACGTGCCTGCGTCAATGCAATTGATGGCTAGGCTGTCGGACGAAGCCTCAAAGATTAAGGCAGAGCTACAAAGAAAGTTCCCGCCGATTGTTGAGATTCGTATATCCGAAAAGACTGGCAAGAGATTGAAGGACAAGGTTACCGTGTTCAACCCCGCATCACGCAAGCAGATTGCAGAGCGTCTGTCGGAGTTGGGTTGGAAGCCTCATGCCTACACAGAAAAAGGTCAGGCCATTGTATCAGAGGATGTGCTGTCAAGGGTTGATATACCAGAGGCACAGATGGTCGCACGCTTTCTTCTCTTGGAGAAACGTGTCTCACAAATTAAATCTTGGATAGAAGCAGTCGGTGATGACGGGCGTGTACACGGCAAGGTGTGGACGCTAGGCACAATCACTGGTCGTATGACACACACCTCGCCTAACATGGCACAGTGTCCTGCTGTTTACTCACCATATGGAAAGGAATGTAGAGATGTCTGGACTACTCGAACCGTCACTGATAGCGTTGGTAATAGTGTACTTCTGGGTTGTGATGCGTCAGGGTTAGAGCTTCGTATGTTGGCACACTACATGAACGACAAAGACTTCACACGTGAGGTTGTGGACGGGGATGTACATACTGCCAATCAGAAAGCAGCAGGGTTGCCGACACGGGACAACGCCAAGACATTTATCTACGCCTTCCTGTATGGTGCAGGTGCGGCTAAGATTGGTAAGATTGTAGATGGTACATCAAAAGATGGTAAGAAATTAATTGATAAGTTTCTATCCAACATGCCTGCACTTAAGGCACTACGTAGCAAGGTAGACAAGCTTGCATCACGTGGTTATGTGCTAGGTATTGATGGACGTGTGTTGCAGATACGCTCTGCACATGCAGCACTGAACTCCCTACTCCAGGGGGCAGGTGCAATCGTCTGTAAGGAATGGCTCAAGCACATTATCATACAGGCAACAAAACGCAAGCTCGACTTCAAGCTCGTTGCGAGTATTCACGATGAGTATCAGTTCGAGGTTCGCAAAGACCACGCCGAAGAACTTGGCGAGGTTACAAAGCTGGCAATGAAACTAACAGAGCAATCGCTCAAGGTTCGTTGTCCTCTCGACAGTGAATACAAGGTCGGGAAAACGTGGGCAGAAACCCACTAGAAAAAAAGTGTTGACATTTGATTCGAGATGTGGCACTATATAGTGGTCGTTGGCAATACCGCCACGACATGACAACCAAAACGAAAGGTAAAACGAAATGACAGTAGTAAAAGGTAAAGCCTATTGGGCATCAGTACAACAACCGAACACAACTTACGAGCCTGAATGGGGCATTGACATCATGGTAGATGACAACAACCGTGCAGCGTTTGAGGCAGATGGTATTACTATCAAGAACAAAGATGACGAGCGTGGTGATTTTGTCCACATTCGCCAGAAGGTAGCACGCCGTGATGGTTCACAGAACGAAGCACCGTCAGTTGTAGATGCACAGAAGAACCCGTTCACGGGTCTTATCGGTAACGGCAGCGTTGTGAATGTAATGTACACACCGTTTGCGTGGGAAATGAATGGCAAGTCAGGTGTCTCGCCATTGCTCAAGAAAGTTCAAGTCGTTGACTTGGTTGAGTATAAAGCAGGAGAAGACTTCGATGTCGAAGATGGCTTTACTGCTGCACAAGCACCATCAACTAATGAAGCAATGAATGACGAAGTTCCTTTCTAGGTAGTTGATAAGCACGGGGGCGGCATCTATATTTGGCCGCCGAAGATAGCTGCGAGGGTGGGAACGCTATCACTTATACAGGAGATTAATATTATGACAGATTTACCAGTACAACTGGTGTTGTTTTACTTCGCAGTCGCAGGCTTCTTCATCGGGTGGGCTTTCCCACGTGGTAAGTATCTAAAAGCCTTTCAATTGCGACTATTTAAAGCACTTCACAACTTCTTCGCAGATGAAGAAGAATACATTGCACACAAAGCAGAGCGCCTTCGCAAGAGGGTGAGGCGCAAGAGCTAGGACACGTAGCTCAACTGGATAGAGCAGCAGACTTCTAATCTGCAGGTTGCAGGTTCAAGTCCTGCCGTGTTCGCCAACGAAAGGATTTAACATGAGCAAAACATTAGACACACTTATCCCAGACATTTATGACATGCTTGAACAAGGTACTGATGTTGAGCAGGCACATGTTAAGGAAGCCCTTGATGAGGTCGGCAGTCTTGTGCGAGAGGCTGTCGAAACCATACTCCGTGAAGGTCAGCGTGAAGGTGCATCACACCTACGTCTGTCTTCAATCGGCAAACCAGACCGTCAGATTTGGTACGGAGTACAAGGCGAAGAGGGAGAGTCCATCAACGGGCAGACCAAGATTAAGTTCTTAATGGGTCATGTCCTTGAGGCTCTCCTGATTTGTCTCACTAAAGCATCAGGCCACAAGGTAGAAGAGGCGCAGGATACCGTAGAGGTTGAAGGCGTGATTGGACATCAGGACTGTGTGATTGATGACGTACTGGTTGACATCAAGTCGGCATCCTCATTCGCATTCAAGAAGTTTAAGGAAGGCAGGCTGTCAGACGATGACCCGTTTGGATACATCGCACAGATTAGTGCCTATGCCACAAAGAACAACCGCAAGGAAGCCGCCTTCTTTGCCATCGATAAAAACAGCAGTGAGCTTTGCATCTTACCCGTCCATGACATAGAGATGATTGATGCCCCAGCCAGGGTGCGACACCTTAAGAATGTAGTTAAGGGCGTACAAGCTCCTGCCCGTTGTTACAGCGATGCAAAGGACGGGGAGTCAGGAAACCGCAAGCTTGCGATTGGCTGTGTGTTCTGTCCATATAAAAAGAAATGCTGGGCTGATGCCAATGGTGGTGCTGGCCTTCGTGCATTCAAATATTCTAACGGCGTAAGGTATCTAACGCAAGTAGCAAAGACACCTCAAGTCGAAGAACTGGAGTTATGAAAAGAAAAAAATATAATCACGAATACAAATCCAATTCAGAATACGAGGCAGCACAGCAGCTTCACAAACTAAAGATAGCTTTCGAGTATGAGCGAGACACGTTACCGTATGAGTGGCGTGAGGATAAGAAGTATACACCAGACTTCTTCCTACCCAATGGTATTGTGTTAGAAGTTAAGGGTCGCTTCATGGCAGAGGACAGGAAAAAACACCTGTTCATTAAGAGTCAGTATCCCGATGTTGATATTCGCTTTGTCTTTGACAACCCCTACCGCAAGCTATACAAGGGCGGCAAGATGACCTATGCAGACTGGTGTACGAAATACGGTTACCAGTTCTGTAAATTAAACGAGGGCATTCCAAAAGAATGGCTTGACAAATAAGATGTCCAGTAGTAAAATAACAATTCATCTGGACGAGTTTAGACCAGACTCTTCATCACCTGAACAGACACTGTTTCTATGTGTCCTCCTTCAGGCGTTGCTAGATGCGACAAAGAAACCCTATAGGGGTGAGCCTTCAGAGGCACGCATCGAAAGGGACAGGGCAACAGCATGGTTCTTTGCTTCAATAGGAACTACCGCATCAGACTTTGAAGAGGTCTGTACCAATGCAGGTGTTGACCCGAACTACATGAGAGACTTCGCCTATAAGGTGTTGCATACAGGAGAAATTGAATATGTCAGAAAACGAATTAACGCAATCCTTGGACACTAAGTTTGGATACACCCAGACACCAAGCGATGACCCAGTAAACAGCCCAGCACACTACAACCGCAAGGGTGTGGAGGCTATCCAAGCCATTGAGGCAAGCATGTCACCTGAAGAATATCGTGGCTACCTCAAGGGCAACTGCATGAAATATCTGTGGCGATACCAGTACAAGGGTAAGCCTGTGGAAGACTTAAAAAAATGTCAGTGGTATCTCGACAAGCTTATTGCTTCCCATGAACAACTGTAGTATAATTGGAGTCTTCGACTAATGAAAGTATCATTGATTGATTTTATGGGCAGCGACCTCACTGTGGTAAACGCTGCCCGTGTTTCCTTTAACAAGGAATCAGAGCGGGTCAAGGTAGGCAATCACCTAGACCTTTCAGAGAAAGACCAAAAGCTTATCAACTACTTAGCTGAACACGCCCACTGGTCGCCGTTCTCACACTGCTTCTTACAGTTTCGTATTGAAGCACCTCTCTTTGTAGCACGACAGCTAGTCAAACACCAAGTGGGGTTGGCCTGGAATGAAGTCAGCCGCCGCTATGTGGACTATGAGCCTAAATTCTACACACCTAAGATGTGGCGGAAGCGTGCAGACAATGTAAAGCAGGGCAGTGCAGACAAGAAGATACCGTATGACATACGCCCCTTCATGCAAGAGGCATTGAAAACATACGACAACATGCTGAAAGAGGATGTAGCACCAGAGCTTGCACGCATGGTATTACCGCAGAACATGTACACAGAATGGTATTGGTCTGGTTCTTTGTATGCCTTTTCCCGTGTGGTCAATCAACGGCTGCACGACACGGCACAGAAGGAGACACGTGCAATTGCTGATATGATTAGTCAAGAATGCGCACGATTTGATTTTAAACACAGCTGGAAAGCATTAACAGGACAGGAGCTATACACCGATGACAAACAATATGACTATGACTAATCACCTACCCACCGACTATCAAACATTTATTGCCACCTCACGATACGCCCGTTGGCTAGAAGACGAAGGCAGACGGGAGACATGGCCTGAAACAGTAGGTCGATTCATTGACTATATTGTACGTCCTTCGGACATTGACATCAAAACAATAGACGAGATTGAGGAAGCTATACTTAGCCTAGAGGTCATGCCTTCAATGCGTGCCTTAATGACAGCTGGTCCTGCGGCAGAGCGTGACAACACCTGTGTCTACAACTGTAGCTACCTACCCGTTGACCACCCCCGTGCCTTTGACGAGGCTATGTTTATTCTTCTGTGTGGTACAGGAGTAGGCTTCTCTGTTGAGCGTCAAGCAATCCAGAAGCTGCCAACAGTTCCAGAAGAACTGACCAGCGTTGAGGATATGATTGTGGTACAGGACAGCAAAGAGGGTTGGGCAAAGGGCTTGCGTAAGCTTATCTCCCTGCTGTATACAGGAGACATTCCGAAATGGGATTTGTCTAAGATTCGGCCAGCCGGTGCAAGACTTAAGACTTTTGGTGGTCGTGCCTCTGGTCCAGACCCGTTGAATGACCTGTTCAACTTTACTGTAGCCAAATTCAAAGGCGCAGCAGGCCGTAAGCTTAACAGTGTAGAGTGTCACGACATCATGTGTAAGATTGGTGAGGTAGTTGTGGTCGGCGGTGTTCGACGCAGTGCAATGATTAGCCTGTCCAACCTATCAGATGACCGTATGCGTCATGCCAAGTCTGGTCAGTGGTGGGAGAACGAGGGTCAACGTGCGTTGGCTAACAACTCTGTTGCCTATACCGACAAGCCCGACATGGAAACATTCATGCGTGAGTGGACAGCACTGGTCGAATCTAAGTCTGGTGAGCGTGGTATCTTCAGCCGTGAGGCAGCAGACAAACACGTTGAGCGCAATGGTCGTCGTGAGATTGGCAAGGAGTGGGGAACGAACCCATGCAGTGAGATTATCCTGCGGCCTTATCAGTTCTGCAACCTGACAGAGGTTGTTGTTCGGCCTACCGACACAGAAAAAACCTTGACACGCAAGGTAAAGCTTGCTACAATCCTGGGTACAATTCAATCTACGTATACCAACATGCCGTACCTACGGCCTGTGTGGCGGCGTAACACTGAAGAAGAAAGGCTGTTGGGTGTAAGCCTGACAGGTATTATGGACAATGAAATCACTAGTAAACCGTCTGCAAAAACTCTTAACAAGCTTCGTGACGTTGCTGTACAAACAAACAACGAGGTTGCACAGCAGCTTGGAGTTGCTGCATCTGCGGCCATCACTTGCGTCAAGCCTTCGGGTACTGTCTCACAGCTTGTTGATTCTGCCTCTGGCATTCATGCTCGTCATAGCGAATATTATATCCGCACTGTACGGGGCGATAATAAAGACCCGCTGACGCAGTTCATGCAGGACGCAGGCATCCCAGCAGAGCCGTGTGTAATGAAGCCAGACAGCACCACAGTATTTAGCTTCCCTACTAGGTCGCCCGACAACGCCGTAACACGTAACGACATGTCTGCGATTGAGCAGCTGGAGTTGTGGAAAACATACGCCCTTGAGTGGTGTGAACACAAGCCATCCGTAACCATTACAGTTCGTGATGAGGAGTGGCTGAAGGTAGGAGCATGGGTGTTTGATAACTTTGACATCTGCTCTGGCGTATCCTTCCTGCCACACAGTGACCACACCTATGCACAAGCACCATATCAGGATTGTGACAAGGCCACATACACAACCGCCTTGAAGGAGATGCCTAAGAAGATTGACTGGTCAAAGCTTTCTGAATACGAGAAGGAAGACAACACCGCAGGGTCACAGACGCTGGCATGTTCTGGCGACAGTTGTGAAGTAGTTGACCTGACAGCAGCATGATTGAGATATACGGTCAGAAAGATTGTAAGTTTTGTAGGGATGCCAAGGTATTCTGTCGGATACGGAAGCTTCCCTACAAATACTACACTGTTCGTGAGGACATCACGATAGAAGAGTTTAAGGAACTGTTTCCGCAAGCAAGGACAGTCCCGCAAATTGTAGTTGATGGTAAACACATTGGTGGTTACACAGAATTGGAGCATTATATATTATGAATGTATTACTTACAGCATTAATCAAAAAACTAGAGGGAGAGATTGCGGTAGCCGAAGCCAACGTAATGGTATACCTCAATCAAGCCGTAGGCATTGGGGAACATCCTGATGTTGTTGAGGCTATCGAAACGCAGATTGAAAAGATTGCTGCGGCTGATGAAAAGATTGAATCAATTAAGAAATCCTTCGGTGACTAGGGTACACAGACAGTGGGGCTACTACGACATCCTACTTGAGGGTGACGGATACCTTGTGAAAGAGCTTACAATTAATCCAGGCAAGTATCTCTCTGACCAGAGACACAAGCATAGGAGCGAGGAATGGCTTGTAGTTGCTGGCTCTATACAAGTTGTATTACAGACAGATGGTGCATTGCAGCGCAGCCTTTGCTTTAGCAAGGGAGATAAACTTAATATACCCGCAAGAATGTGGCATCATGTTGGAAACAAAACAAACAAGCCAGCTAAGATTATTGAAGTATGGATGGGAGATAAGCTCTTGGAAGAAGATATTGAAAGAAGAAGCCCGTGTAAGGCACACCTAGAAGCAAGGGTAGACAGTTGTGAGCTACACAATATACATGACATCTGTATACACTGCGGCAGAACAGAGCGTGACATAACGCACTGGCAAGAAATGACGCACGAAGAAAGAAAGCAAGCCAACCTATTGGCAAAGAAAAGATTGCAGGGTGTTTGGCATAAGTAAAAAAGTTCTTGACTTAACTAAATAAATTTTATATAATATAAGATAAGCGGTGGGCAGAGTTCTTCAGTCCTTTCTCTCATCTGTCCACCGCACCCTTATATTGGAGCAGTTATGAACAGAAGACCAGTTATTTATGTCGGGTATGACGAGCGTGACCATCGAGCTTACGAGGTTCTGGAACACTCTATCCGCAAGTACAACAAAACATATGACATTATTCCCCTGCTTGAACCGGAGCTTCGCCGCATTGGTTTGTATCGCAGGGCTTCACGTGTGTTTGAACACGACCCACATCAACGGTATGATGTGTTTGACAACAAACCATTCAGCACAGACTTTACGTTTACTCGTTTCCTTGTCCCCGCATTAAACCAGTATCAAGGATTGGCATTGTTTATGGATGCCGATATGCTTGTGCGTGGTGACATCGAAGGGATATTCGGTGTATATGGTAAGAGAACAGATTTTGCTGTCCAGTGTGTCAAGCACAAGTATGAGCCACCCGAAGGAGAAAAGATGGACGGTGTAGCCCAAACCCGCTATCGCAGAAAGAATTGGTCTAGCTTTATGTTATTTAACTGCTCCCATCCTAGTAACAAAAAGCTTACCCTTGATGCAGTCAACCTGCAATCAGGTTCTTGGCTGCACTCTTTTGGGTGGCTTGACGATGACGAGATTGGAGATATACATGAAGAATGGAACTGGCTTGATGGACATTCAAGCGAACATGTTGAAGCAAAGAATGCACACTTTACAACGGGCGGCCCGTGGTTTAATAATTGGGAACCAAAGCGGCCTATTGACGAAGCATATGCAGAAGAGTGGCAAGCCGCCGAAAAAGAAATAACAACGCAGCTTATATTGGAGAACATGTAATGTATACTTTTGTAACCAGCTTTCCAAAAAAATTTGAAAAAGACTACGGACTGCCAATGCTGGAGTCTGTTGTTAATAAATGGAAGCCAACAGATTTTAAACTATACGTATACCTAGAAGGATACGAAGGTAATATAGACAGCCTCCCGCAGGAAAGCTTTATTACCTATCGTCACATCGAGGATGTGCAAGCACGTAACGATTTTATCAAACGCAACGCAGACAAGAACGGCCGCTTTGCGGAAGCACCGTATAACTACAGGATGGATGCTGTGCGTTTCTGTAATAAAGTTTACGCATACTCTGACCTAGCCCTTGAGTTAATGGGTGAAGAATACAAAGGCTGGTTAGCGTGGCTTGATGCTGACACTATAACAAAGAAACGATTTACTGCAAAGGATGCAGCTAAGATTATGCTTGACGAAGTAGACATGGTACATCTTGGTCGTATTGACATTGACTATAGCGAGACAGGTTTTACTGCCTGGAACATGGCGTATCATAATGCCTGCTCACATATTGTAGATATACGTGGCGCATACGATACCGATGAGGTCTTTGGCTATCGTGAGTGGACTGATTCATTTGTGTATACACGTCTGCTTAAAGTATATGAAGCACATGGTTCTAAAGTACGTAACTTGTCAGAGGGTGTTCGTGGCCTAGAGGTATTTGAAAACTGTATATTAAACGAACACTTTACACACAACAAGGGTAATCGAAAGTTTGAAAAGAAGCAAGAAGTTTCCCCTGATGTTGTCGGACCCAAAAGATACAAGCAACTAGCAGACATGGTTCGCTTTTACTCCAAAGGCCGTGATAGCTTTACTATTGTAGAAACAGGAACATGGAATGGTGGCCGTGCTATTGAGATGGCTCTTGCTGCATTTGAAAATGTAGATACTGTACATTATCGTGGCTTTGATTTGTTTGAAGAAGCTACAGATGAGACAGACAAGCTAGAGCTAAACATTAAGGCTCATAATTTAACAGAGGCAGTAGGACGCAGGCTTGCAGAGTTCACAGTTAAAATGACAGAGCAAGGTAAAAAATTTACACACACTCTTCACTGTGGAAATACTAAAGAAACAATGAAGGGCAAACGCTTTGATGATGTAGACCTTGCATATATTGATGGTGGTCATTCATATGATACAGTCAAGAGTGATTATACATTTTTGAAAGACGTTCCGGTTGTGGTATTCGATGATTACTATTCACATAAAGACGAAGAGTTTTTAAACAATCCAGATTATAATGGTATTATTAGAACCTTTACAGAAATTAAAGACAAGAACAAGAACATCCTTCCGTCGGATGACCCGACTGCTTTTGGTGGCAAAGTACACCTTGGAGTTGCCTTGTCTAAAAAAGAAAAGCCATTACCCAAAGACTTAACACGGGTTCCGATTATTGTTAAACCAAAAGACTCAATGCCAGCAGATGATATACATAAGAATATTATTTATAATGTAGAAAAAATAAATGATTTTGATTGGGTCAAGCAATATAAAACAAACAACAAGCATGTTATTATTGCTTCTGGTGGTCAGCTCGACATGAAAGAAATTAAAAGGGTACAAAAGAAATATAATGCAGAGATATGGTGTGTTAAACATTCATACCCTCGCCTTCTTAAAGCAGGAATTAAACCTGATGCTTGTGTTATCCTAGACCCCCGCCCAGTTGACGGTGTAAGTACCCATGGAATTAGACGTAAAGATTTATTTGAAACAGTAGACCCAAGCACCATGTTTATTATTGCAAGCATGACTGATATTTCTGCTGTCGATTACATTATGTCAAAGACAAAAAATGTTAAAGGGTTTCATGCATTTACAGATGCAGTGCGTGACACAGAAAGAAATGATACGTTTGTAGTTAATCCTAAACTACCTATTCCTACGGGAACAGTCTTTATTTCTGGTGGCACAGCTTCAGCAACAAGAGCAATAGGACTGTTAGAAACATTAGGATATAGAAACATCCATATGTTTGGGTTTGATTCTAGCGTACCAGATAGTAAGGCAAACAAAGAAGACAAGGATGAAATGGGACAGCCCAAGTATATGCATGTAGAAACAGGCGGAATAAATTTCTGGACAACAGGAGAGCTTTTAGCCCTTGCGCAAGACCTGGAAAAAATGTTTGATAGAAAAGACCTGGCTCTTAATATAAACTTTTACGGAGAGAATACTTTAGCGGCTCAAGTATTTAAGCAATCATACTATAATACAAAGTTTCAAACCTTTGAGGAGTTTATGGATGACAGGGCAGCTTAAAGAAAGGCAAGAAAAGTTTTGTCAGGCATATCTTATTAGCAGAAATGCAACTTCTGCTGCAAAAGAAGCAGGGTATAGTGAACGCTCTGCATACAATCAGGGATATGAACTTTTAAAAAAACCTGAAATACAACGAAGACTTGAAGAACTTGAAGAAGAATACAGCACCGATGTAGATGTTGTATCAGAACTTGAGAAGCAATACGAGCAAGCCAAAACAAACGGCAATGGACAGACCGCACTTAAAGCTCTTGAGTTGCTGTCTCGTGTACGTGGTAACAATGCAGAAGACGAGGGACCGCAGGACGTAGCAGGCCTTGAAGGAAAGATATGTGCATCAATGCAAATCATAGGTAAAGAAAAAATGTACGAACTATTTATGTCTACATGGCCTGAAGATTTTGAGGACGAAGAAGATGAAGTTGTCTCCGATGAATAAATTTACAGAAAAAACTGCACTTGTTACTGGCGTAACGGGACAGGACGGTGGCTATCTTGCAGAGCTACTGCTTGATAAAGGATATATTGTACACGGTCTACAGCGGCGTGTATCTTCTGAACCATCAAGGCGTATTGCACACTTGATTGACCAGCCTAACTTTCATTTACACTACGGTGATTTGACTGATACAGGTAGCCTAATGCAGCTGTTTGACACTCATTTATTTGATGAAGTTTACAACCTTGCGGCGCAGTCTCACGTGCGTGTCTCATTTGATGTCCCAGAATACACTGCTAACGTGGATGCTATGGGGGTTTTAAGGCTCTTAGAGTGCATTCGCACACTTGGCTTGACTGAACACACCAAATTTTATCAAGCGTCTACGTCAGAGCTATATGGAAAGGTTTTAGAAACACCTCAATCAGAGGTCACACCCTTCTATCCACGCAGTCCATACGGGGTATCTAAGCAGTTTGCATTCTGGACTGTAAAGAACTACCGTGAGGCGTATAATATGCACGCATCCAATGGCATCCTATTTAATCACGAGTCTCCCTGGCGGGGCAAAGAGTTTGTTACACAGAAAATTGTGCAGGGCGTAGCTGATATTGCACGTGGCAAACTGTCGCACATAGAGCTAGGCAACCTAGATGCAGAGAGAGACTGGGGACATGCCGAAGATTACGTTGAAGGTATGTATCTTATGCTGCAGCAGCCACAGGGCGACGACTACGTGCTTGCTACTGGTGAGCTACATTCTGTACGTGAGCTTGTTGAGAAGTGTTTTGCCGCAGTAGATATGCGAATCAGGTGGGTGGGTGATGTCGGCCTAGATGAAACTGCCATAGACGAGAATGACAACACAGTAGTAAAGATTAATGCCCAGTTCTATCGTCCTGCAGAGGTAGACCTATTGCTTGGTGACTCAACCAAAGCTCGTGAAGTTCTGGGTTGGAAGCCTAAATATACGTTTGATTCTATGATTGACCAGATGATGCAGGAAGCTATTGCTTCTTAGCAAAGCCGAAGTATGCAGCAACCACCGCAGATAGCGAGCCATACATCATCATTAAAATAGCTTCGGCAGACTCGAAGCGGGCAGGTGAAGCGAGAACAGCAACGGTACTAATAACCATCATACCTAAACAAGTCCATGCCATATAGCGGCGGTTTTTTTGATAGGCCGTTTTATCTACAATATTATTATCTTCCATTGTCTTCTCCTATTGAAGTGGGTTAGACAGTGCGTCCATGCCCCGCCATAAGTCCTCAATTTCTTTTTGTACTCTGCCAACGTTCTCTGCTTTTTCTGCTGCTTGGTTTACCTTCAACACAGCCTCTGCCATTGTTGTTTCCATATCGGCAACTTTGTCACGCAGGTCAAGAAGCTGCTCTTGGTTTTTCATAATGCTATCCAGGTTAGCGCCTAGCTCAATTAACTTATCGGACGCATCAGGCAACGCTTGCACGGCTGACTCTACCTTTTCTATGCGACCGTAGAACTCTGCTACTGCCCAAATACCACCAGCTATTGTCGTGGCAATTGACACAACAATAGCAATCCATATACCCTTGAAATTAACACCCCCTATTTTTAATTCTGTATCTTCGAGTGCCATTAGTTTAAGCTTTCCTGTTCGTCATAGATTGTTTGCCCCATGCCCATTACATCTTCCACACTTACCGTCACATTGTTGTATGTAAAAAAGTTATGGAAAGAATGTGTAAAACCAGTGGTTGACCAAGCAAATTTTATAGCCTCATTTGCAGAATCATATGTAGCAATAGCATCAGACATATTTACATTAAATTCTTGAGCATTACCATCAACAGAATCGGTAATAGTTTCTATACGTGATGCAGCAAGAAAAGCAGAGGCCTCAATAGATAACTCTTCAACATCTCCTAATGCATCGTTGTAAGCATTTACATCTTGCTGCTCTAAAGCAACATCATTTTGCTGAACAAAATCTTGTAGCTCTTCTTGAGATGCCACATCATTTTGGTCGGTAGTTTCTGCTTTGTCAGCCACCTCTACAGCTACAGCAATAACTGTTGTTGCATCAACAAATGTATCAATTGCCCCCTCCAACTTTACCATAGTGTCTTCATATTGGTCTTCAAGCATCATTTGCGTATTATAGTAGATACGCTGGGACACATCATCGACAGAATCATTATATGCCTGCACGTCCGAAGGTGTAATAAAAGCAGATAGAACAGTACCATCAGGCGCAACCTTACCATCTACTGCGTAGTAAGCCAGACCACCAACAGCATTACGTCCTTGTTGTATCTTGCCAGCAATAATTTTACTGGCCGCTACTAGCCTATCTATTTCAGTCTCTGCGTGTGCTTGTCCTAAAGCGCTCGCTAATAGACAGGCCGCTATCAGTATCTTCTTCATTTGAATCCTCTCCCCCTATGTTAAGAATAGTATCGTAATGTTCTTGACGTTTCTTATAGTCTGGTATAAATTTAGATGGGTTTCTTTTCATAGTCATGTAGGCACTTCTTCCTACTATTAGTTTTCCATTAATAGTTAATGGACAAGGCGTACCAGAATCAAACATAGAAACCCATATGCTTTTTTTCTGACACATTAACGCCACGGCTGCGATGTTCATGTTAAGGTCTTTTAATATCTTTGCATCACGCCGCCTATTACACTCCTCGTCTTGCCTATAACCGCCTAGAGAAAGCCCAAACAAGTTAATCTGCGCTCCTGCACTGCGACCAACAAGACATGTATCCTGTCCGTTAGACATGTATGACGGGGCAATAGCAGAAGGTGGTGGTGTTTCCCTTGAGGCAGCGCCTGCGCCATTGTAGTTGTTAGTTGTAGATGGGTTGTTACTGCTAACAGTACTCTGCGTGTTTACAGTGCTAGTGTTTAAGTCACCCGTTTGTTCATTAGCCTGTGCATTTACAATCCCTGACATAAATGCCAAAGAAAAAATAATTAATGATGCTGTCCTTGCATTACTTTGTAATACCCTTAAACTTCTCATATGTTCTCATCCCACCTAGACCTAACATGCCTAGCAATACAGTCATTAAGCTTTCCATATCAAACTGTGGAAGTTCTGGTATGTCTGCTCCAATCCATGCCGCCACAAATAATGTGATAGGCACACCCACAAAATGCCAAGCCATGGCGACACCACAAGTCCACCCAATAAAGGGTCGCCAGCCTGCTACAAATATACTCCTATGTCCTGCTTCTACCTTGTTAATCTCTAGCTGTGCCAGGTTAGCCTTGGTAGCAGCCTTAATCATCTCTGCCTCTAGCTCTTGCTTTGCTTTTGCTGCAGCATTCTTGTCAGGTACAAGGCGGTCAATCACCTTACCTGCAGAGGGCAACAATGCACTTACAATACTACTAATCATATTTTACAATCCCTTTGTGTAGTTTTTGCCATCATAACAAAGCACAGAACCACGCTTTCTATTTGAATAACTACAATGAATCCACCCTGATGTAGGCTCACCGTCTTTATAAAACTCTAGTATCAGCTGGTCAAAGTCTAGATTGTCTCTAATCCACTCTGCCACAACCTTATTGTCTACACCCAGCACCTCAAAGTCTGCTGCCTCACCCTTAGCGTGCTGACTATTTTCGCTACTGCCAATGGCGACACACAACTCTGGTGAACGATAGCCGCTGTTAATAGTAACAGGACGCTCAAAATATTCACGCACTGGCTGCAGTATATTATCGCACAACATATGTAGGTTATACAAGTCCTCTGGCTGCGGCTCGTTAAAAATATCTAGGCGCAACGCAGTCTGACTCTTGGTCAGCTCACCCAATGAAAAGTTTTTACTTATTTGCATTATTCATCCTCTTCAATAGGCTCTATTTCTTTTAGCTTCATGCCAAGAAGTTCATTATAAATATTTACCATAGCTTGCCAAGGTATATCAGTTCTATTTAAGTTGCTAACAACATCTTGTCTTTTATAAGTATAAGGAACAAATTGATTACGTATTGCCTCTCTTATATATAGTTCTTCATCAGCAGTAATCTCTCTTGTATTATCTCGTGACAAACCAAAGCCAAACTCTTTTTCAAAATCCTCCCCTAGAATAGCCTGATAATCTTCAATCAAACTTTGTAGTTGTTGCTGACCATCAAGAGCCAACATCTGTGAATTTTTATATCTCTTAATAATATTTTCTTGCTCATCTAATAAGTTGGGGTCAGAAAGATATTGTGTCATTGCTTTATTTGAAAGTTTAATATCACCAATAACAGGAGAAATAGCAAATGGAATACTAGCAGTAACATCTAACTTCTTACTGCTTAATCCAATTGCAGCAGGCCACCATACTTCTCCTTCAGAAAAAGCATAGCCACCTTTTTTTCTTTCCATTCCTTTACCAAATTTTTCACGACTTTTTTCAAACTCATTTCTTTTAACAAAATAATCTACAGTTCCAGGAGTTACAACATCAATAAGAGGCTCAATAAATTTTTGAATCTTACCAGTCATTGTTGCCTCTGAATCTAATCTACCAGTATCCATAAGTTTTAAACCAGCTTCAGTAATCATAGATGGTAATAAAAACGAACCAACAGAATTTTCAAATGTAGCCATTGCCATTTTACTATAATCAGCAGGAGACATTTCCTCTCCACTAAACACACTAGTATGTATGCCTTTAGCTGCCTGCTTAATAAATGAAAACGGGTCAATAGGACCAAGGTTAACATAGTCAGCTGTTACATGTCCACGAGCATCTTTTTCAAGGGGAGAAAAATATATTCTGTCTTGATTAAATTCCCAAGAAGGTACTACAGAATTATTAATTGCGTCTTCTTGTTCGCTTGTAATTCCGTTTGCTGCCATAGAATAGGCCATTAAGGAAGACGGAACAATTGCAGCTGCGGTAGTTCCTGCAGCCCTTTTAGCTGCTGCTGCTTGTAATACAGCATCCCCACTTTTTAAATCATCCATTGTATACTTAACTAAGTTTTTAGATATACGGCTCATTTCTGCAGGAAAAGATATAAAGTCACCAACAGGTAAGCCACGCATCTTTTTAACAAACTTTGGAACAAGGTCATAGTTAGGCATTAAGTCACGAGTTCTCTGTGCTGCAAGCTCCTCTTGTTGACGCAATGGTAGCTCATTATACTTTTTACCTATAAACTGGGCATCTACAGGGTCACCTTTCTTTACAGCAGCATTAGACTTTTTAATAACATCCAGTGTTTTTTCAAAGTGTATAATTTTAAACAGGTCATCTTCAGCCTGATAAGTATCTAAAACTTTTTTGTTAGCGCCTTTAAATTTTCTAGTCAGTACACTATTTGTCCAGGCTTCTGGATTGTCTGCAAAAGCTTTATAGTTTTGTCTAATTAAATTAATTGCCAAGCCACTGTTTGCTATGTTAAGCTCAAGGTATCTACCATATCGTTCTCCAGATTCTTTTGTAGACTTGTCAAGAAGTTTTTTTCCAACATCTTTAGCTGCTTGATTTAACTTAGAGGGACTTGCCATACCATTTGCAATCAGCATTATCATGTTACCCATGACGTTACGACCATGTGTCTGTGTGCTGTATGCAGTTTTAGTTGTTTGTGTCAAGGCTTTACTTTTCATAAAAGCTCTACTAAGCCAACCAGTAGGAGTAGCAACCTCTAATCCATCACGCAACATATTCAAATAATTTTCATCTACATATAAATCCTCAAGAGGATTAAGAACCTTTGCGTTAAATTGGTTTTTAATACGACCTCTAATTTCTGATGCAGCCTGCGGAGACACACCTGACACTTCATCAAGAAAGGCAGTGTTAGGGCCACGACCATCTTTACTTACACCGTAGCCCCATATCTTAGCAAGCCTGTCTTCGCTTACATTTTTCAAAGCATTAACTCTACCTGTTGCCTTGTCTACTGTTGTACCGCCTATACCACTATCAAGAAGATGCTGTCTAACATCTTTTAGAAATTTTTGTTCTGCATTTAAAACAGACAGGTTAGAAAATGTTTTAGCAAAGTTTGCATATGGGTCATCTATTTCACCCAGTAATTCTTTTACTTGTTTAGGAATATCTTTACGTGCATGACCGCTTTTTGTTCTTCCTGTTTTATTATTATAACCAGCAAACGAATCAAATATATTAGCAAGACCTGTATCCTTGTCAGCACGTACCACCCTGCCTAACAACAAATCAATTTCATCATCAGTTAAATCTTTATTAAATTTTTTGATTGCTCTTTTAGCGGATGTAAATA